CGTCTCCCAATCCAGCTTTTTTCACGAATAGCTCTTTGTGTCTCTTTTTCTGCAAGCTCCCGACGTTCCACTTCATCAGCGTACATCCGTAACGCCTCTGCATAGCTTTTTGGCACTAATGAGTAACTTCCGGTTTTGCGTATTTCAGGTAAAACTTCTTCTGTCACCCAATCTTGAAATTTTTCTGCTTCTGATTTTCGGCTTTGGAAAATACATCGATACAAATTAGACTCATCCACAAAAATCATAGTCTGCAAGCCACCTTTCGTAAGGGTGTCGGTACTAGCTACGCCCTTATCTTTTAACCGTTTTCGGCAATCTCGAGCGTTTTTTATGTCTAAAATGTTACACACATCGGCTAAACAAAAGTACGGCTGGTTGTTTATTAAAGTCGTTCTTATCTCTCCAAAATCTTGATTTTTAAATACTGTTAAGTTGCTCATTTTTTAGGCCTCCGTTTTTGTTTTCAATATTTGTAATCTGATTTGTATTTGGGGTGTAGACTTCCTTTGTGACCGGATTAAACAGCACATCTTGAAGCCCCAATTTGATAAAGTTAAGCCCCAAAGGCTCAAGATTTTCTAAATATCTGACCTCGTCTATCTGCATTAAATTCGACTCCAGTGCCGTTTTATAGGCCTCAAATCGAGTTTTGATGTCACCCTTGATAATTTCCTTGGTGTCGAACGCAAAATAAAAAGACTTCTTCTCCTTCTCAAGAAGTAAGTCTCTGTTTAAAGAACATTCAAATGTCGCCAGAATCGGCATAATAGCGGTCTTTATGAAGGTTTCCCAGCTCCAATCTGTTGGCACACCGAAAAGTTCCAAAATCGAATCTGACATCGACTTTTTGCTTTCGTTCAGCTGCATTTCAACGCTAGTATTGCTGGCTTCTTGAAAGGTCAGGCCTTCATTGAGAATGATGACATTTTCATCGTTGTTCGAGTAGAACTTATACCACGCAGCTTTTAAAGAGTCGATGGCCTCTTTGGTTAAGCGATTTTTTGCGTTTATGAAGCCTTTTTTGTTGCCTCCGGTTGAAACGAGATTTTGCTCGAACTTAAGTGTTGTATACGCAACTTTTAAGAGCTCACCGTTTTCCTCTAGAACCCCGCTGCCACGCGCTCCATCCTTGGTCGCACGCAATACTTTCAAAAACTCAAATGGCTTATACGTTTGACCGTGAACCAGAATGTTGTAATCTTTAAAAATCGGGTCAAAATTCTGGTTTATCGTGACGTTTTTGCTGTCCACATAATGTAAAGATTTTACAGAATTCCGCTGCTTGTTTATGTAAGCATAAGCGCTACCATTTAGCAAATAATCGCGAACTAAAGCCTTTTTAAACTGCGCTCCGTCAAGCGTATCTTTTGTGTCATCGTTGAGTAAATCGCAGCGTAAATCTGGTTGTTCAACGATTTTAGGCTTTCCATTGCTGATTTCTTCGTGATAAAGTTTTATAGGAATCATCGATACAGTCTCGGCGATTAGATGCACGCATCGAGCGACTGCGGGGATATTTAGTGCTTGCTCACAGCTGATAGAATCTTGGCTTAAAATAGCGCTAAGTAGCACATCGTCAATGCTTCGCTCCGATTCTGTGTTTCGCTTTTTAAACTTAAATAAATTCATTTTTTATCACCATCTTTAATTCTTAAACGCGTGCATACGGCATATTTTATTACGCTAAGTAAAATGCGCGAATTGCCGGCGGCGGCTCGCCGCTAAATTACTTGCACAACCCAGTTATCGCTGAAAATTACGTCCTGCTGCAACAGATAAACCGCATTAATTAGCGCTACAACCATATCGACCTTGCCCTGTGACTTTTTCTTCGTGACGTATCGGTTCATGTTGGTATCGTAGGTGCACCGCGCATTTTCAAAGTTTATCTCTAACAGCGTATTTTTCTCATACTCAAACTCGCCATCTGTGATTTTCTCCGACAATAACTTGGTAGGCGGGTGCAAGGTATCGCTGTGCTGACGAATCTCAACCGTGTTATATTTCTGGTTCCATTTTTGAGCGCTAGAAATTGCATTGTATCTATCAAATCCGATGGCTCTCACGGTAACGCCATATTTTTCTTCAATCGAAAAAACAAAATCTTCGACGACGCCATAATCGATGGTTCTGTTGCCACAAGCGATACACTTACCAGCGGCTATAAATCGGCGATAATCAAGCTTCTCAAACTTATTTTTCTCGTCAATTCGCCCTTCTGGAATAAAGCAAACCACATCGGCCAAAATTCTGCCGTTTTCCTCTGCGCAAATCGCGACCGCTGTGTTGTCGTTGCTCATCGATAAATCCACGCCAACATAGACCTCAGCTACCGGATTTGCCTGTTTCAAAATCGTATCGTCGAACGACCAATTGTCAGTATTCTCCGGCTCGTAGAGCAGTGAAAAGACCGTTTCATCGCTTTGTGTTCCGTCTAAAATTCTCTTAGCATAATTAACTTCATCCTCAAAGGGGTTGTTTGCCGTCGGATATTTCGTAGAAATTATGCAACCGAGCTTATTCAAAATATTTAGCTGCCCAGAACGCATGGCTTCAATCGCATACGAGTTCGGCAAAGCCCCAACTTCATCAGCTAAAAAGACGTTTGGAAGTTTGCCATCCATTCGACTGTTTGAGTAATTGAGCGGAATATATCGGTTCTCGTTTGGAATGAACTCAATGTAATCGCGCAAAATCTTGAAGCGTGGCATGCCTTTATTTTGATAGACAAGCGGGCTCGACTTTAAAATTTCCTCGATTGCGGTTTTAACTTCACGCGACAAAGCCCCGTCTGGCGCCACTGAGTAGAACTTACTAAACTTTGGTTCCAATAAAAAAAGCAACACAAAAATGGTTGCAATCGTAAAAGTTTTGAAATTTTTCCTCGCGACTTCTAAAATAACAGTTTCATAGCGTCTGCGGTCGGGATTTTCTCGATAAACAACACAAAGTGCAGCTGCATATAAAATCCATTGATACCCACACGAACATTCATAAATGCTGTTTCCGGCCTTAAGTCCACGGGGCATTATGAGCAATTTTAATACATCGTCAATTTGATTCAGTTTTTGCTCATCAAGAAAATACTTTTCTGATTTTCCATCACAGATTTCCAAAAACTTCTGGCACTGTTTAATGACGTATTTAGGTGCCGGAATAGTCCCGTTTACCACATTTTGAGCATATTGAAAGCTTTGATGGACAATCATTTAGCGCGCCCTGACAGGAGTTCAAGCAATGGGTCTGGTTCGCCACCATCTTGCCGGTCACGCAGCGTCGTGATTATTTTCATCAGCGTTACGACCGTCTTATTCGCGCTGTCTGTGGTTCGGTTGTAGTCGGAGATTGCCGGGTGCGAATAAACATTTTTGCGTCCCTTAACGTATTCTTTCGTAACCAGTGTACCTTCTTCGTTAATTGTTCGCTCGAGGTCAGTCAAAATCCCGATTTGAACCTGATATCTTTTGAACGTCGTTATGAAGAAAAAATTCTGCTCAACACCGTATTCCTCGGCAATTTTCAGTATTTGTCTTGCTTGCTCATTTAAATTTATTTGTGCCATTTTTACCTCCTAAATTTTCGATTTCCCAAAAACTGCGTCCATTTGTTTTTTTTGATTTTTGTAATAATAAATCATCCAGTCCGCAAAGCTGTTTTTCGTGCACATTCTAGCCCGCAAACTGTCTTGAAAGAGGCTCTGAAAGCAGCCAGCAGTTCCATCCGTCTTTTGCTGCGGCGACGGCAGGACTTTGTCACCGTTTAAAATATGATTCAAATTGAATGTGTTCGGCTGAAAGCCAGAAAGGCCATCGATTCCGCAACAGGTCAAGCTGTCGCCCAGACTACGAATTCGATTTTCGCCAGCGTAAATCTTTAGGCCAATCGAGTGACACTTCTGTTTCAGCTCCAGAAAATCTTTTTTTATGTCTTCATACTGGTAAACAAAATCGCCGCCAATCTTAACTAAACCGTCTTTTTTCCGCTTAAATTTCATCCCTTCGATGATAGCCCCGTAGGCGCCAGCATTTTTGAACAGCTGCAAGTTTTTATAAACGTCTAAAAAAACTTCTCGCATATACGGTTGCACCCTGACGATGGTTCTTCTCGCGACCCTTGACACGCTTTCTAAAATTTTTAACCGCTCAGCAAAGGTTGGACAGCCTTTTTCGAGCACATCATATTTGTCGCAGACCATGCTGATTTGAACGACGCAGTTGCAGTTTTTTATGAGGTCTAAATACTCTTTGTCGGTGATGATTTTGCCCTTAGTTGACACAACAAACGGGTAGTTTTCTTCAGCAAAAATTTTCAAGCACTTATACGAACTGCGATATTTACTTTCGCACGGTTGAAACGGGTCGGAAAGGCCGCCCCAGTGCAGCGGAATATCCCAGTCGCACCAGTTGGTTTCTTTTGTTCTCGCTCCGCTAATGAAATTAATCAGCGCCTTTGAAGTTTCTTTTTTAGAAATTTGAGAAATGTCAATTCTGTGCCGAGCAAAGCAGTAACTGCATGCGTGAGAACAACCGCTATAGTTATCAAAACGTATTGGCAAATCGCATAAATAACACTGTGTTCCGCATTCCGGCATCATTCTACCCCCATTTCAGTCAAGCACAGATCAATCAATTTTTGCTTACCGTTCGAAGCGAGGTAACCTTCCGCAGCAGTTTTGTACTCAAGAGGGAAAATAAGCGTTATTTGGAAGCTATCTTGCGCGATTTCTTTCTGTCCAAGCTCTTTTTCTAATAAGTCGTCTATAAAGCTATCGCAAAGATTTGGCGCCTCATCTACAAGTTCAAAGCCAAAATCAGTCATATCAAAATCAATGATATTATCGAGCTCTAATTTCAAAACATCAAAGTCAAAGCCAGTGTTCATCGTCAACTTGTTGTGCGCCAAAATGTAGGCTTTTTTCTGTTGCTCGTTCAAATGCGATAGTCTAATGATTTCAATTTCACCAAAACCAAGCTGTTTTAACGCCTCGTAGCGCCCATGTCCTTCGATAATGACACCATTTTCATCAATCGCAATAGGGTCATTGTTCCCAAACTCCAAGATGGACCGTTTTATTTGCTCAATTTGTTCTGATGGGTGAAGTTTTGCATTATTTTCATAGGGTTTAATTGCATCTATGCTTATCTTTTCTATCTTCAATGTGTGTTTTTCCTCCTTTGAATGTCAATCGTAAAATTAGACTCATCCGCGAGCAAAACGGCTTAATATCGCCGTTAAAGCCTCGTTCGCGACTTGGCCCGTGCGCCCACGCACTCCAAAAAACTCACGTTTAGCTTCCTCGGTGTAAATTTAGGAGGGCTGTCGGTGTAGAGTCGTTCTTTGGCTTTTTTACTCATGGGCTGGGGGGCTTTGCTCTTGCTGTTTTATTATCTCTTTGACCTCATCATAGGGAATCTCACCACGGTCGCACATCGCGTGATGCATCGAGCATAGGGTAATCAAATTGCTGTTATCTAGCCGAAGTTCTTCGTCAGAATTAATTGGCACGGCGTGGTGAACTTGCAAGTCTTCGCAGTTGTATTTGCGCCGAGTGCCATACAATTCTCTAATGCATATCTGACATAAATAATTGTCTCGCACCTTGATTTGCTGCCGTTTGGCTTGCCATTCTGCACTGCTTCTAAACCTCACTGCATCATCAATTCTCTTACGCTTGATTGGTTTCTTATTGCAGATATATCCCTCAGCGTGGATTCTTCCGCAGTGTTTGCATGATTTCTGAATTTGTTCCGCCTCCATTTTTAAATAAAAGCAGAGCGCCTGTATTCAGACGCTCCGAGGAGAAAAGTTATGAATTATAATCCATGTTATTATTATACCAACATAAAAAGGGACAAAAGGGACAACTTTAATTACTTTTTTAAATATCTATATAATTTCTTTTTTACGCTATCGACAGAGTTTCCACCACCAATTTGAAATGCAATCTTCCTCCAACTATAACCATTCACAAAGCGACATGTTAATATTTGCCTCAAAAGTGGGTCCTCAACACTTTGAATAAACCTATCAAGTCGGTTCAGTTCATAAAAACACTTCTTCAAATTAAGGTCTAACAGAGCTTTTAAATCCGCAATTTGAGCTGCATAATTACCGATTTTGTCAGAGATACCTTTGCCGCTCGGTAAACCGGTAATTTTTGTCGAACAATTAGTCGCGACAGCTTCTAACTCGGCAATACGTCGCTGTTGTTGCTTGATTTCTTTTTTTAGGTAGTACAATTGAGATAACTCTTTTTTCGTCAAAACGCTTCACCTCACACTTCACTTTTAGTTAAGACTTTCTCAAGTGGTACGATTATTATTGAATTTTTGCCTACTGTGTCCATTAACTTAGCTTGATAATATAGCGGTCCATTTTTCTTTTTACGCAAAATGCACGCTGTGAAAATAAAATCTTTTATGGTGCAGCCATCAAAATTTATCTGTCCAGTATCGTAATAGACTGTTTTTCCCAGCAAGTTCTTCACCAATTTGATGTCCATAACAATTACCTCCAAGTTTTCTTCGGTAGTGTCAAAGACTACCTTGTTTTTTTATTGCTTAAACCTTGATTTTATGGAAGATTCAAATAAAAAGAGCATTGACCTCCCTTTTTTGGTATAATGT